TTATTTGTGTTCAATCATTAGCAGATCGGGTCTGAATATATCTTTCACATTGGTGTCGGGTTCAAATGTGCTAAATTGGTTGTCTTGTGGCTTTCTTTTTATTTCGCCATTTAAAACATCTTTCAATGCGATTTCAAAGAGTTTTAAACCCATTGGGCATAATTCATCACGCCACAGTTTTGCGGCCGATTTTGACGGCTCTAAGTAGTAGGCCGGAGGAATCCAACACCAATCCTGATATGCTATATCGCCTCTGTCGATTCCTGCATTCAACCAAAATACCGTGCCGCCCGTGATTGGTTCTTTCATTCGGATTGCCCATTCGATTGCGCTGCGCCCACGATGTCTCGGCAGTAATGACGGATGATATCCAAGCCAACCATGTTTCGGGATATAGCGTGTCTTTTTGCCAATATAATCGAAAGAATGCGCCGTAATTCCCAAATCGCATTCCGGCATTTTATCGGCTGTTAAAGTTCCTGCGGGAATTATAGGAATATTCCAACGCCTCGCAGCCTTTCCGATATATTTATCATCCAAAGGGCAGCAAACTCCGACTATATCTATATTCAAATTTTTGCAAAGCCTTAAAACTTCCTCTCCGAAATATTTCTGTCCCGAAATAAATATTTTAAATCTATTCTCCATTTCCAATATATTTAAAACCTTGAATTGCTCTAAAATGGCCGCCATATCCGCCGGTGTGTTGCTTTTGCTTTCCTTTATCGCTTGGAAAACCTTTCGACGTGGCCGCCATTGACTTTTTGCTTCTTGCCTTGTTGTCTCCGTGAAGCTTTGCACTATTCTGAATCCATTTTTTTGAATTTCGCAAGTAGCCACATAATTGTGGGTGCGAAGTATGAAAAAATGTAGAGTATTTGTAACCGCATCTGCCGTTACCTTCCAAATGGTATTGCATTACAGCATTTAAAAACGTAGTTCCAACGCCTGCGCCCTGCCATTCAGGCATTACAACCAATCGAGTGGCTCTGTATGCTTTTGCGGTAAAAAGAGGACAAACAGCAACGTGACAAACCAATTCTCCGTCTACCGTGCCGACAAAATATTCTGCACACGGCGGATGTGGCAAATCTAAATAATAATGCTCTTTAAAAAACTTCCAGAAACTTCCGTTGACCTTCCAAATGTCGAGTTTAACAGGCGGCCGTTTTGGGGCTTTTTTTTTACTTCCGATACTCTCGTATCATAAACCCAATCCGGTTGCAGCCATTCAATTATATCATAGTGGCACGACAGCAATACAATTTGTTTCCCGGTTTTTCTCCAAGACTTTGCAAAAGCCGCCGCACCGATTTTGGCTATTTGCCTATCAACTACGGATGTAAATTCATCTACTACAACTTTGTCCGGAGCGTCACAAATTAACCTGGCCAAGCCGGCACGGAACTGCTCGCCATTACTTAAAACTTTGAAAGGACGAAGCCAAGCAGGAACATCCCAAGACCAACCGAAGACAGCGCACCTGTAACGACATTCATATCACTTCCGGGAGCGATATCCTCAATAATTGGCAAATCAGGATTCCAACCTTCCGACAAATTGACTATACCATTGTTCCAAATGGTTTTACCAATAGATGTTTTTCCGCTTCCGGATGCGCCTACAATAAGGCCAATTTGCCAACCTTCGTCCTCGATGGGTAATTCTGCAACGTGTCGCCATTCGTGGCCGCTTTCTGCATTAAAAAGGCTTTTCACCTTTTCTGCTCTGAACGTTGTAAAATCTTTACAACTGTGATTAACTTCAATTTTCATACTGATACTACTTTTAAATCTTTGAATCCTAATTTTTTTAAATTCTCGAAAACTTCTTTTTGTTCCTTCTCTGATGAAACTTTTACGATAACGGCGTGCTGTTCTTTGTACTTAAAATTTGACATATATTTTGATTTAGATTATATTTGCAACTCTCACGGTATATAACGCAAAACACTCAAGGCATCAGAAGAACTTTGTCCTCCGATGGCCTTGAGTGTGCAGTTTAAAATACCGTGAGAAGTTTTTAAAATATCGGAGGACGTTTTTTATCCTCCAATCGATTACAGGATTATCCCGCTATCTTTGATTTTCTTTCTAAGCATTGTGTTTTCTTCCTTCAATTGAGCGTTAATACGCTTATGTAGGTTTATTTCATCTTCGAGCAGCTTTACTTTACTTTCATACATACTGGTTACCTCTCTGAATTTTACTTCGTAGCGGCTGCCCAGATCATCAATAGCATCTTTATAGAGTTTTACCAATTTGTCGGCATTTTCTATTTCTTTGCCCTCGTTTTCGGCGTTAAGTCCGGTTACTTCTGCGTCCATTTTTTTACGCCCGAACATAAACCCTGCAACGCCCGTCAATATGGCACTAAAAAACATCCCGATGTGTGGAGCAATATGCTCAGTAAAAAAGCTGTTCATTTTATTGATTTTAAAAAAAGGGAGATCAGTCGTACAGCGTCCTAAAAGATCGTACCACCCCTAAATCTATTGGCCTTTCGGCCGCTCGATTAGGTTTAAACTAACCTCCCGTATAATTTATTTTTGTTTATAACTGATTGCCACAAAAAAATCTGAATTTGGAATTACTAATTTTTCCATATCAGGCTTTTTTAAGTTATTAACATTCGTTATAATACCTAACATGTTGAGAGAAACAATTGGCTCTGTAATTATTTTTCTATCACCAATTGTCAATTCAAGACAAAAATTAAATATTGCAATTCCTACAATTGTTGATTTCTTACCGCTTTGCTTGATGTTCCTTCCGCTGATAAAAGTTTGGCTTTGAACTTTAAAGAACTTTTCTTGCTCAAAATCAATCTCTGTTATTTCTCCAGTAACCGGGATTCTATTAATGCCATTAACAATTTTCTTAAACCCTGCGGGCGAATTATTGCCCCTACTGCCTCTTGATTTAGCAGGCGCATATCTCATTGGGATTATATGTGGAGAAAAGGATTTTATTTCCTCGTAACCTGGAATTTCAAAAAATAGTTTTTGCCTTCTCGAAGGCATTATAATTTGGCTTTCTGATTCTGCACCCGCCTCATTATCTCTATACCTTTGAACTTTTGAATAGATAACATCATTTCGCTTCCAAATGGGTTTGGTACTAATTGCATTTATATATTCTGAAACATCAAATTTTTTATTAAACTCCATTAGTAACTCCGAAGCCTGACCGCCTTTTGTTTTCCCGGATATTTTATTTGGTAATCCATATCTACCCTCCAAAATATCGTCTAACAAAATTTTGTCTCCGGCACTTGCATTTATTGCTTTTATTCTGATAGCTAATGAGCCGTTTATATCTGTAAATTCGCACGTTAAATTTGTCATAACATTGTTTTATTCAGGTGTATGATAGATTTCGACTTTTACTGCCTGGTTTTCTCCGACCCCAAAGTAGAGGAAAGGAAAATTATAGTGCATACTACCAGTATTAATTTCTAAATCAGGATTCACATCCGCAACGCCTGCGGAATAATCAGCATTAATCAAATCATCAAATAACCTAACATCTTTCAAAAACTTTGCGGACTTTGCCACTTGTTCCTCTAATAATTGTTGCTGCGCCTGTGCCGTTTCTTCTACCAATTGCGTTTCCGCTTTTCTTCCCAAAGCTTCTGATAAACCATTTATCGAAGACATTGGAATCTTTGTGTTTTTATGCCAAAAGCTGTCAAATACCGAAGCGAATTGAGCGGCCTTTGGAACTGCGCCTTTTACAAACCAACTTTTTATAGTTGCTATTCCTACAACTATCAGCGCATCAGGTGTATTTTGGTCTTGTGCCATAATTACTAACTTTTTTAACCAACATATTTAATGTATCTTACTGCAACATAAGGCTGCAAATTGTTGTGAGGCACATTTTGCCCTCCCAAAGGAATGTTTCTTGTGAAATCAGAATTGTCAAATACTGCTAATGAATTTTGATTTCCTGTTCCAACTCTATCTTTACCTGTACGGAATACAAGATTCACGTTCGGTAGTTCAGGCTGTGTCAACTGATGTTTCTTTGCCCCGCCTGTTTGTCCAAATGCAAAATCGTCGTCATTAGGGTCTCTCTGCACCCACACCCTTCCAGGTTCTGCAACATAATCAACCCACCCCTGCGGAGGTAATACAACCAACGGTTGGTCATATCTTGTTATCGTACCAATAGGAATTGGCGACGGCTTATTTTCAAGGGCGGTTATTCTTGCCTCGAAATTATCTTTGAAACTTTTGATCAAAGTTGTGGGAAAAACTCTTTGAAACAATCCCCACGCATAATTTTCTACAGAATATCCAAAACAGGCGTAACGTTTATGGATTACAACTTTATTTTGTCCGTTTTCAAAAGACCGGGTTTCCGTATCTTCCAAAATAATAACGTTGTCAAGTTTCGCACCGCCCCTAAATTCGATTACTTCGCCGTTAATGAAGACCACGCCATTATTAACCGTATTTCCTATTTCTTCGCACCCGGAGATTATTGCATAATTTCCGGCTAAAAAACCAAGCGCATTGAATATAGTATATGCGGTTTGCGCTGCATCCAAAATATTCGTGGAAAGCGGAAAACCTCCGGTCTGATTATATGATAAATTATTCATTATCCTGCAAACTTTTTAATCTTGTATCTTTTACTTGCCAATCTGTATCTGTCAATTTGCGCCCTCATTTCAAAATCGTCGTATTCCAGATTTTCCGGAATCCAAACAACGAAATCAACGCCTGTATCTTCGTATTCGGCATCATCGTAGAGATACATTGTACCGAGATACTTTGGTTTTTTCTCACCGTCAGTATAAATATATTGGCGGGTGTGAAGGTCGCCGTCATCTATATATATTCTTCTTTGCTGCGGGTCGAACTTATCATTAAGAACGCCCCTCATATAGCAAACCTGGCTGTTATGTTGCAGGATGTACAAATTATTATTTCTGAACTCCAAAAAGTCGTTATTCAGGTAAATAATTGGCGCAGTTAAACTTTGTACCCATTGCTGCATTTCTGCCGTTCTCATAGTCGTTGGTAAATGCAATTTGACCAACTTTTGAAAATCCGTATTAAACCACATAACTGATATTTGCAAAGTTTTCTATTTTAAAATAACCGGATTCCGGCAATTTGAAAACATTAATTTGTTGGAAGTCTCCATAATTATTAACCTCCGGGTCTATCCATTTACTTGCTGCCGCAATCAGGTGCGGGATTCTTACACCTTGCACGCCCTGTAATTTATCAATCAAACTTGCAAGCACTAATTCTCCGTTAAATGGAAGTTCCTTCATAAATGCTTTTAGCGCATCTTCAACCGGCCTTTTTCCTGTCAAAATAGAATTTCCGTTTCCGTCGATAACAAGCGGGTCTCTAAAAATCACGATTGTTAATGATAAAATATCCGGCAAATAATTGATAACCGTTATTTTTACGCCTGCGTCCCGGATATCGTTCATATACGCTTTAAAAGCGGCGAACACTTCCGGCGGAACTGGCGACAATTCGCCATCAACTTCGGTCGCTATTTTAACAATTAGGCGGCTTTCGGTTGTGGATTGAACCTCCGTAACTGCTGCATATTTTATCACCTTTGACGCCTTTACCTGATCATCGGTTGCAGTAATCCACGTTTCTGTGGCCGCATCATAATAATCTGTTCTGTAGACATCGGTTTCATTAATTAAGGCAAATCCGTATTGAAACGCTAATGCCTTGTTTCTGTACCAAAGTAGGTTGTGAGGTCTCTTATTGTTGATAATCCAATTAACCTCCGCTTTATGCTGTTCAAAAGACTGCTCAAGAACAAAATGAGCATAGGCCACATTATTTTTCCATTCATTCCAAATAGCAGTTTTTGAGGTACTATTTATTTGGGATGTAGTGGTAGAAGAATTTTTTTCTTCATCGATTATATATGTGATTTCTTCAAAAGTTCTCATTATCCTACTTTAAAATTTTTCTCTATTGCCCAATATTCAATGCCTACAAGATTTGTCTCAGCTTCACCGCCAAAAACCTTTCTGTTCCGCAGATCGGTAGCCGGCTGATTTCTTTCGTTGAATAATGCAACAATGTTTTTATTTATAACATCCGGGACAATTAAATTTTTGTCGGCCGGAAGGTCGTCCGTGATTGCTATCCCGTTTAATACGGCTATGTCAAAACTTGTTTTAACATCACCGGTATAAATAATTGCGATATCCAAAACGCTTTGGCCTTGTTTAACTACTATTGTCTGCATATTCTGCATCTATTTTTAAATTCCCGATATCGTACAACTCCAGCTTATTTATTTTCAAACCGTCCATTGCAAATTGGTTTCTGATTTTGTGCCGATACTCCAATAATTCTTCGCCTAAAAGCAAATCCGATATCCCGACCCCCACTTCCGGAGAATGTTTGAATTCTCCCTGATGAGTGGCCAATAACATTGCCTGCTGCTGAATGATGTTTTCTCCGGCCACAAAGTCGCCGTCTTTTATCATTAGGCTGCCGTCTTCGTTTAATAAAATATCTTTCATTACTCTAATTTTCCGGTAAAATTCCCGGTCACCGGATTAGAGCCGGCAACCAATCCCGTTGTATATTTTATTGCGGCTTCCTTTATCCATTCCTCCAAAGCATCAATTAGCCTGCTTGCATATTCTTCTGTAGAAGATTCCTCACGTGTAAGCATATCATCGTGAATCTGCTTAACTTTTTCTTTGGCCGCCTGTTTTGCGCTGCTTAAACTCATTTTAAAAGCTTTTTAAATTCAGTTTCAAACTCATTTATTTTTACAACTACATCCGGTAGAGCCGTTCCACTTGCACCCGAAGGTGTAAAGACCTTAAACATCTTTAATAAATCCACATTCATTTGGAAGATTTTTTTAAGATTTGTTTCGTCATTCCCGATTTTGACTTTTCCGTCTTCGCTGTCAATCAGTATTTTTAAACCATTAGAGGCAAACTCGAAATTTTCTATTTCATCAATTTTTATTACCGCCAAATCGTCCAGGTCTCCGGTTATGCTTAGTAACAAAACTTTGCTACCTTCTTTTGGCCGTGCTAAGAAATAATTATCATCGCTTCCAATTGTCGCCTTTAACCTAATATCATTCAGCTCTAAGCCCGATGCCAACTTTACAGAGCAGGTATCGTCTTCGAGACTTATCACTTCCGCCTGTATTGGCAAATTTGAATTAGCCGCCACAATGTCACGCAGTAATGTTTTTACCTGTTTTCCTTTCATACCTCCGCCGTTTTTAATGCCGGTGTTATTGTTCTAACACCTCCGTCTGCGCTAATTTTTGTCGTCACAGCCTTTACGTAATAAATTCCTCTTTGCTCCGGATAATCAAAATCCACGATTTTAGCGGAATAAGTCGGCTTACAAAAAGGGATTAGCCAGGTGTCAAATGTTCCTTCGTAGGTGTCCCGTGCATACTGCTGAAATTCATTGTGCGCCCGGATTTTCAAACTTTTGGCATCCAAAGCCCCTATTTTTATCGTTTTGGAATCTCCTCCCGGAGTTCCTATTTTTTCCGTTTTAACCGTTCCATCGGTTTGAACGCTTTCAACCGTCAGTTCAAATCGCCTGTCAATTGCTTTTTTGTATTCGAGCGAGGATTGCTCAATATTTTTCTGCATACAGTAAATCACATATCCTCCCTTTTCCGTGAATGGCGCTCTTATATGCAACTCCTTTTTTTCCGTATTGAAATAGATATTGGCTTTTGTTTCTTCCTGCAACTTCTGCAATACATCGTATCCGGTTGCCTGATGGATAATAAACTTTTCATAAGCTATATCGAAATCACAAACCACTTTATAACTCGGGTCAATATGCTTGCAGACATATTCCGCAATCTTTTTTACCGAAGTCAGAACTTTGGGTTTTGGAGGTTCTGCCGGTTCGTCCTTTTTCTTTTTTGCCTTTTTCTTCGGCTGCTGAATCGCTAAATCCGGCACTTGCTTACGGAAAAGGAAAAGAGCGTCTTCGCATAGTATTTTCAGAGAGCCGTCCGTTGTAATATCCCGGACAAATCCTGTAAATTCTGTTTTTAACCGACCATCGTAGCCGAATTTGATTGTTACTTCCGAGCCTCTGCCGATTTTATCTTTTACTTTTAATGCCTGATTGAGAACAGTTTCAGGTAGCGTTATTGTGGCAATGTCGGAAAGGTTCTCGACATTTTCCTCAATCTCACATTCGACCAGCATCAGTAGGTTGAAGATTTTGCTTCCGGTCTTAAATTTAATTTCCCAATCAAGATTGTAATACATCTTCTTCCTCTAATAATAGGTCAAAATCAAAATCACTTTTTATAGACATTTCGTAGGCCTGAACATTTTCTCCTTTCGTAAATGGAAAATTCATATCATAAACTACAACCCGGTTAATTCCTAACAGTTGGAGCGGTTCGCATAGAATTTCCCAACTTTTACGTTTTCTCAAAACTTCATTTAATTTTTGAAAGTCTGAACGTGGAAAGCATTTGCTTACGTCCCCAGTCAGGATTGAGCCGATTAAAACACCGGTAATTTTTATTTCGTAATCATCAGCACTCCAACGTTCTTTAACCGTTCCCTGTCTTTTAATATCATCTCCGGCTTTTGCAACCTTCCTTTCGGCTATATTATTTTTAGTGGAAATTGAAATCATCGGCTCGTATGGAAGCAAATATCTTTGTCCGCCGTCTCCAATCCAGGTGAACGGAAAAAACTGCTCACTTTCCGACTTTGGTGCATCCGCTCTCCAAAGCTGGTCATCGCTCATTACAGTATAGTCGGGATATCCGACTTTTACCGGCTTATTATTTATCGGCAAGAAGGGAATAGGAGGCAAAACGTGCTTTCCTAATTCATTCTGAACCGCTCCAAATCGTGGTATCTGCTGAGCCACTTTTGCTCCTAAAAGCGAGGCAAATAATACGTTTTCATTACTTAGTGTCATATTCCTGCGGTTGTAGCCATTGCTAAAACACGAACCAAAGCATCTTCCGTTTGTTGCTGCATTTGGTTTGAGCCTTCGTTAAAGTTCTTTCCGTAAATATTCAATACACCGATTAAATCTTTCAAATTAATCGTAATGTAATTGTGTCGCTGCCCTCCGGTTGCAATAGCTTCGTTGGTTTTAGATTTCTTTTTGTCCTTATCATCGTCACCTAAAGCGGAATTATCTAAATCAACTCCTGGTAATTTCGGTTTTTCAATACCGGCAACCTTTTCAATTTTCTTTTTAACACCTCCTACTATATCTCCAAGACTCTTGTTATTCCAGGATAGATTATTAAATGCATTTTTCACTCCTGATTTAGCGGCTGCTGTGGCTTTATCATTTTCTGCCTTTGCTTTTGCAATTGCATCCTGTCTTTTTTTGGTGTCATCAGCTATTTGCTTTAATGCAGAGTCATTTTCAGATTGATTTCCGAGTCCTACGGCATTTTTAAATTCATACCATCCGGATTTTATTTTATTCAAACCAATCATAAAATTATTGGTTACTGACTCCCACATATATTTAATGGAAGTTGTAAATAATTCCCAATTAAGTTTAGCATTGGTAACTACTTGCTTCCACATTTTGCCCCAACCATCAGTTTTATAAATAACATAGCCAATTAAGGCGATTAACAAAACAATTCCGGCAATGATAAGTCCGACAGGATTAGCGGTTAATGCGGCGTTCAAAAGCCATTGCGCACCTTCCACGCTAATGTGGCAACTGTGACAATTCCTTCCCAAAGGGCAAGCGCACCGTATCCGATCGCCAAAGAGCCAATTACGGCTGTGATGCCCCAAATTACCGGGCTACCTTCCCTAAGTTTATCGACCCAATATTTTACGCCTGCAATTGATTTGTCAACTATAAAATTAAGTCCGTCCAATGCCGGAGAAATCACATATCCGACTACGCCACCTAATTGCAGCCCGATATACTGTGCCTTTGTCCACAATGCCTGTAATTTCATCATTGGGTTTTGAGCGTACTCCATAGCCTTATCGGTTTCGCCGGTTGATTTGTTGACCTGGCTCAGAGAATCTTTCAGGCCGTCAACATCAGAAGACAATGCCATAAATGCAGATCGTGCCTCTTTATCTTTCAAACCAATATTTTCAAGGAATGAAGATTTTTTATTATCAGACATTTTCGATAATTTCTTTTGCAATTCCGGGAAGATTTCGTCGAATCCTCTCATCATTCCTTTTTATCGAAAACATTAATTCCGGCGGCTTGCAGGCCTTCTCTTATATCTGATTTACCTAATGCGGAATAAGCATTTTCTAACAATACGGCTGATTTTTCCGCAGAAAAACCCTTACCTGTCATAAATGCAAACTGTCCGGCTACATTTTTATAGGTAATGCCTAATGCTTTTCCGGAGGCTATCAAGCCAGGCATATAATTGGCAAAATCTTTAAACTCACCCGCTCCAACTCTTTTTGCGGCAAAGAATGTATCTAAAACCTCTCTGGCGGTTGCGTTTTCTTTTCCAATTAATGACAGCGATTGCGCCAAAGCATCGGCCACAATTGATTGATCTGTAAAACCTGCTTTTGAACCGATAATTGATTCTTTCAAAATATCCTGTGACTGAATTACATCACCGGTTTGCGAAATGATTTTTTCGTACGCCTCTGGGAGCGCATACAGATCATTAGCTTTTGCGGCCATTCCGGTCTCAATGATATTATCTTTTAACTGCTCTAATTGCGGGGCTGTAAGTTGCGCCGTTGTGTTAATTTTTGCCATTCCTTCATCGAATGACATTCCGGCCTTTCCCGCTCCAATAAGGGCGGCTGTGGCTATAACATAGGGATTCATTAATACATCAGCACCCGGAATTGCCGAAACCATTGCGGAAAGCTTTCCACGATAACCCTCGGCGGCCTTTCCCGCCTTATCAAATGCCTTCTGATTATCCAAAGTCTGTTTTTCCAACTTCTGCATTTTGGAAGTCGTTTTGTCAGACGCCGAACTGATTTTTGTAATTTTATCAGTAATACCGTCTTTCAGATTAAGGATATATTCTAAAACATTTGACATTGTTATTCGTATTTTTTAGCTTCTAATTTTCTGATGTACTCCAACTCCTGCATATATGCAATCCATTCCTCGTCGGTTAAAGCATCAGGCTCGGAAATGTGAAAGTAATAGCGGAGTTGAGCGTTACTTACTCTCACAAATCCAAGTTTTTGATTTTCTGATGCTTCTACAGCTTTACCAGTTCCGCTTCTTTTACTTCGATAAGTTCAACGATTTTTGAAGACGCAGCCAAGAATAAAGAATCATCTTTTTTAATTTCTTCATCCCCGCCAATGAAACAGTTTTCCAAAACGATTTCATTAAACTTCATCGGGTCTTTTTGGCCGGCTACAGATGCAAAACTTAGAGTGCGTCTGTCAGGCTTTTTCAGATAGGCGGTTTTTCCGTCAACCTTAATGGCGAAAATATCGCCGTACTGTTTTTTCCAAGCATCAATTTGCTCTTGTGATACTTCCTGTTTTGTATTTTGATCGTTCATTTTACTTTACTTTTAAAGCCAAGAATGGCATTTTGATTTCTGCGAATTTGTCCCCTTGCTTCCATTCTTCGCCTTCCTCTGTGAAGCGAACTCCGGAAATTCTTTTGGTTGTCATTGCATTGCCCTCAGAAGGATTTCCGTAAGAAAGCATTAAGTCTATATTTAGGCTTAAAATTGTTCCGCCTCCGGCATTTGCAAGCTTATCATATCCCGATTTCAGGGCGACAATTTCGCCCTCAACTGCGATATTTCCGGATTGAATAGAATTGGCTTCACGCCCTTTTGCGTAAACACCTTCTCTCTCAATTTTTCGTTTCCAGGTGAAACCTCGAAACTCTACCATATCTCGACCTCCGGCAATGAGCGTAAGGTCTGCCCATTCGTATTCTCTACCGTTTATTAAATAGCCCATTTTATTTATTTTGAAAGTGTGTAAGAAAGTTCGGTTTCCATTTCTCTAATGTATCCCACGGCTTAACTCTGATAACAGTTTTAAGTTTTGATGTCGTGGCCACATTCTGATTTGGGTCAATAAAAACTTTTACAGGAAGCGTAGTGTCGCCAACTCTGTACTGAAGCTGATCACCCATATTAGCCATAATATAGCTTTCGATACGGCCTTCTAAATCTTTCGCCCAAATAGCGTCCGGAGTTCCGTCCTCATTTATCCAGGCTTCGTCCAAAAGTTCTTCAACCTGTACTAAATATGTTAAACGGTAGGCCTTATCGATAACATCACCTCTCGCATTGCTATGATAATCATCTTCGATTGAGCAGGCCTGCGGGTCATCTGAAAAATAGTAACCTGATTTACTCGGATGCTTTCTGAACGTGATGTAAGATTTATCGTGAAGCGCAGCCGTGTCGTACAATTCGACAGGCGTATCGACAATATAGAATTTTAACGGCTTCAAACTTCCGTTCTTAACTTTTCCGATGTTATTATGGATTGGATAAGCCGCCATTCTTCCCGCTAATACTCCCATTGCTGCGCCGTAGTTATAGACTCTCGTTGCACCCTGAGGCATTTTTGCTTCGCCATCAATACTAACAGCTTCCTCAGCCTTAATCCCTTGCTTGGATATTACCTCCCTGATAAAGGTATTGGATGTTTTTGGCTCAGTATCTCCGATTAATACGGAAACTCTATTATAGCTTTCTATTAATAAGTTGTTAAGAGCAGTTCTGTCACCATTGAACGCCGTACCTTCGATTGCAATTCTTATCGGACAATAGGTTGTTCTCGTGTAGTCTACTGCAAAGTTGTGAGCGGCTTCTAATGTATACCAAACATCTCTGTGGAGACCATTTCTGACATCCGGGACAAAGTTTCCGTCGGGGTTTCTAACAGCAAATAGCCTTCTGATTTTTCCATTAACGCTATCAAGGAAGTTTTGCGCTATGGTTTTGCCGGTTTGCGCATCTGGAACAAACCATTTTTCAATGCTTCCGTCTGCATTTTTTTTGCATCCGTAAATCCAAAGTTCCGTTCCTTCGCCCGCCTCTTTGTAAAACTCCAAGCAAAACTTGTATAAGCCGTAATTGTCAACACTCGGTAAAATACCAAGATTGGCAACATCAACCATACCTTTTACCAAATAAGCTTTTTCTAAACTGAAATAAGCGTTAGCAACCGCCGCCGCCATAACTCCAATCGTACGATCTTCGTTTGGCAGCACAGTTCCTATTTGGCCATTACCTAAATTAATATCAATATTTGGTAAGCTCATTTTTGTTAATCGTTGTTAAATTCAGCAACCAACGCCTCTCCGGATTCGATAGCTGCTAAAAGTTGTTTTGTAGTAAATTCATCGGCAGGAACTACTCCGAATTTGGTAGAATAATCCTTTTGCGCTTGTTGTTTTGGCGTTAGTTTCACTTCCGCCACAGTTTCCGGTACTTTTTCAGTAACTGCCGGTTTTAAATCTTCTTTCGCCTCGTTTTTGTCTTCATCGTCAATATCATCGACAACAATTACACTTGGTCTCGATTCGTCTGATCTTAGAGCAGCTTCAAAAAGTTCTTTAGCTTTTTCCGGGTCTGTCTCGAGAGCAAAGCTGATTGCGGCTTCAACCGTCATTTCTTTAACCTGGGTTTCCGAAAATTCTGCGGTGTGATTTAGTTCGTTTTCCTCCGTAATAACAACTGGAGCATCATCCTCCACAACTGAAACTTTTTGACTGGGATTTTTTAGATGCTTAATCGTTTTATCCTGCAAAGTTTTTGCGTGGATTTCTGCGGCGTTCTGAGTGTAAAATGGGTTATCATCCGAAGTAATAAAAACTTCCGGCAGATCAGGATTTTTTTTGAAAATATCTTTTGACATTGTAATTGATTTTAAGGTTTAAATTTTAATGCAAGCCCTATGGCCGAGAGTATCAGGAAAATTCCGCCAATCCACATTAAAGCCTTTTGATACCATTTTAAGGGCTTCTCAATATATTTCGGCCCTACCGTTTTTTGGGTTTCTTCAATATACTTTTCCCGCCATTGTTTATATAATCTCTGGGCTTCCTGATAACAACCAACGGTTAGAATATTTCCGTCTAATTTGGCGGTTGGAATATGCAACGCTTTTCCGGCTTTACTTTTTGGTAAGTTTTTTGTGGTGTCGGCTCTCTAAGAACCGGCTTCCCATTGATACATTCTACGTAGGCGTAGTAAAAGGAACTGTCGGCTTCTACCTGATAAATGGTGTCTTTTACGATTTCCTTTACTGTCCTGGTCTTTTCGATGGTCACCGGTTCAGGCGGTTTCCTGCTTACACAGGAAACCAAAACCAGTGATGAAAAAATTAAAACAGATATTAGTGCAAGAATTGTTGATTTCATAAATTTTTGTATTCCGCTTTTGCGTCAAAAGAAGGGCAAGCCTTTTTCACATTAGGAAAATCCCTGTGTCCTTGAATTTTAGCATTAGGAAACTGTTTTTTTAGTTCTTTTAATTTTGAAAGAATTGCCTTTTTTGTGCTTCCGTTCGGTTGTCAGTAGGCTTCCCATTTTTATCAACACCTCCGATATAAGAGATATTGATTAGCTTGGAGTTCCAACCACCAACACCGTTAGAAACATTTGCTATATCTAATAGCTGAACTATTTCTCCGTCCGGCTTTACAATGAAATGATAGCCGGGCATTTTCCACTTTAAACTATTTTTCCAATAATTTTGGATAGAAGACACTGTCGCTGTCTGAGGCGTAGCGGTACAATGCACGGCTATGTATTCAATGTTTCTCATAGCCTTAGATAATTGCCGCCGCATCTCTATTTTGGAAGCGTTTTGCCACAAAATAATGACGGTAGTTCATTCTATTTGTTTGGTGTTCCGGGTCGTTTTCTGCTTTTGCGAAATACTGCTTTGTAGTACCCGTTTTTTTAGCGACATTGGTTGTAACAAACATAATTGAAGCCCGTCTCATTCCCGCACCGATAACAGTACCGTAAGGCTTTTTAGTTTTTGCGGCCACATCGTAAACCGGATTCCCGCCATATTTGTGAAGTTCAAAATCGCAGATAACCGGATTAGGTTTTCCTTTCACATAATCAATTAATTGATTACCGAAGTTTTTACGATCTAAAAGAAGGTCATTCCAATGGTTTGTGCATAGCACTAAACGCCTGTTATCTTCCGCAACTCCGGCATTATCACACTCATTTTTTAGCGCAACCAAATCCTCGTAGGTAAGTCTTTTTCTACCTGTAGAATCTTGTAGCCCTTCCGTTCCGCCGGTCGCCACTAAAACTGGCATTTTTTCATTGGTAGCATCTGCCGGAGCGAGAGAGTGAATCGCTTTTTTGAATTTACCTTTGGATATAGATGTAGAGTGAGATTTTGTCACAGCATCGATTTTGTCGTATGATGCGCCTTTCACTTTGTCATCAGAGACGGTTACAACTTTTGTCTGATATTTATCCAAAGTAATTTCTACCGTACCGTCCTCATAAACCTGAGCATCGATTGGATAAGTTGTATTGTTAATTAAAACATCTACATCAAAATCCGTAACTGCAACATAGATTTTATTTTGTTCCGTTGCATCGCCTTCGTTGATAACTGATACATCTGCATCCAATTCAGGAATACCGTCCAAAAATGTTGCGGCGGTGTTTTTGTCAATATTGCGAATAACTCGCTTTAACCATATTTCAGGAAAATTTGCTGGCATTGTATTATAATTTAAGGTTATGAAAAGAGTTTTTTGTATGCTTCCGGATTAGCTTCTTTCCAAGCTAACTGCGCATCAAGATCAAGTTTTTGGAAGTCCTCGTCGGTCATAGCATTGTCGCCCTTACCGGTAGGCGTTATGATGCCTGTAGATAAATCCACCTTCTTAGGAAGTGATTCCAAGGCAATTTTAGTAGCCTCCGGGTTTTGAGCAGCTAATTGTTCCCACGATGCGGCTTTGTCGGCTGTAATTCTGCCTTCCTGAACTGCAAGGCTAACCATTGATTTGTTTTCCTGCTCCTTTTTCAATTTATCGGCATCCTGAAACGCCTGTAATTCCTGTTTAACTTTGTTAAGTTCCAAAGTCGTTTTATCATACTCATTTTTCAGAGTTAAGATTGCTTTGTCAAGTTCCGGCTCTTCTACGCTCTGAGTAGTTTGAGCAAATCCCAAAGCCACAAAGGCCATTAGTGATAATTGGATTTTTTTCATTGTTGAATCGTTATTATTTGTTGAATTGTTGATCGGGTTTTCCTGCGGATTACCTAAAGACAGGCAAAGCGTTTTTACTTCGCTTTCAGACATTCGGTTTCCGTTTTGGTGATATAGTGCAATGGAGTTGGCATTGGAAGGAACTGCCACAATAGAAACCTCCATTAATTCACATTTTGTAAGAACTAAATCGCCGTTTTCTTTTTTGATAAAATCGGCTTCGTCAAATAGAATACCCATAGAACAGCCTTTGAGCGTTCCGGATTCTACCTGTCGGACTAATTCCTCATAAGTCTTCGTGTCGAATTTTGGCGTCCCGGAAAGTTGGCCGGATGCTGTCTGCATATCTTCCCACGTACCAAGTACAGAACCCGTCCAATTCCAATGGTCGGCTAAGATGACAGGGTTTTGAGAAAACCTGCGGGTATCAATCCCGGATGTTAGGATAAAAAAACCGTATGAGTTTTTAATGTTTTCGTCGTTAAAGACAAATCTTTTCTTTGACATTTTTTTCGTCTGATTTGAAAGCAAATTTGCGGGCGATTTGACCCAAAAAAAAGAAGTTGTCAGATGTTCGGATAGCTTTGTCAGACTGATTTACAAAGGTGTCCGACAGATTTACAATGTCTTTTTTTCCGCCGCACTTCAAAGGAATTTTGTTCATAAAATTTTGAGCAAAGCGATGGCAAGAAACACCCGAGAAGAAGAAAAGAGACTACAGGGATTAGCTGAAACAATTTATCTTTCAGACGATACCCTCACGCAAAAAGACGTAGCCGAAAGGGTTGGAATAACTGAAAAAACTCTGGGTAAATGGATTACCAAATTCGGGTGGGATAAAAAGCGAACCTCATTATTAGTAACCAAAAAAAATCAGTTGGTTAATCTCTACAATCAGTTAGAGAAGCTTAACGAAGAAATCAAGACCCGTAAAATTATTTACGATGTCCCTTTATGGCTTCTGAAACCGGTTAAGCTAAAGGATGAAGAAGGCGCAGAATATCTTCATTATCACGAATACACCGAAACTGACTATCCTGTCAAGGTTGGTAATACGCCAACTTCAAAAGAGGCGGATACAATCTCTAAAATCACTTCCTCAATTAAAAAACTCGAAACGGAAACAAACACAGGCGAAATGCTCGAAACCGGCATTGCTTTTTTGGGCTTCGTTAAACCTCATAACCTTGATTTTGCAAAGCAGTTTTCAGGATACTTCGACAGCTTCATACAAACCAAACTCAATAAATAATGGATAAAAAGACCGGACAATTATTGGAGGTTTGGAAGCGGGTATCGGATAATCTTTTCCGGGAGGACGCAATTGATCTGGACGAATCGCCAATTGAGAAAAAGAAACGAATCGCCTATTTAGAGGCAAACCCGGAGAAATGGAAAAAACACTATTTCTCCAAATTCTACACGGCCGATCCGGCTAAATTTCATATTGACGCATCAAAGAAAATTATAAATACGGCCGAATTTTATTTGGTTTTATCCTGGTCGAGAGAACTTGCAAAATCAACCCGTACGATGATGGATGTTATCTATCTCGTTTTGACTAAGAAAAAGAAAAACGTTCTTTTGGTTTCTTACTCTGCCGACAATGCAGAAATGTTGCTGCGGCCTTACAAAAATGTATTCGAGCAGAACGAAAGGATTAAGCACGATTACGGTGATCAGTTCAATTATGGAAATTGGAAGGAGCGGAAATTTGTTTTGGCAAATGGTGCATCATTCAGGTCATTAGGAAAGGGCGAATCCCCAAGGGGTGCAAAAAATGACGAAGCAAGGCCGGATGTAATTTTAATTGATGACATTGATACTGACGAAGAATGTAGAAATCCTGACAGAATTAAAGAGTCTGTAAATTGGATTGAACAGGCGTTAATTCCTACACGTTCCATTTCAGAGCCTTTATTGATAATTGCCTGCGGAAACATAATTGCAACCTATTGCTGCATAACGGAAATGGCAAAGCGTGCCGATTTTCACGACATAGTGAATATCCGGGACAAATTCGGCAAGTCAAGTTGGCCGCAGAAAAACACAGAAGCACATATAGACAGGGTTTTGAGCCAAATTTCGTGGGCATCTGCGCAAAAGGAGTATTTCAATAATCCTATCGTTGAGGGTAGCGTATTTAAAGAGATATCGTGGGACAAAGTTCCGAGAATGGAGGATTGCGACGAAATCCTAATCTATGCAGACCCCGCAACATCTAATAAAGATAAGGCGGCCAATAAGAAAAATCAGGCCTCTACAAAGTTTGTAGGTGTTATAGGGCGAAAAGGTCTGAAATATTACATCTACACTTGTTGGCTCGATGTGATGAATAATTCACAGTTTATTGACTGCCTATTTGAAGCGCACCAATATGTCAGCAAAAAAGGACTTATTCATAAAATTTATATTGAAAATAACTCTTTGCAAGACCCATTTTATGAGCAGGTTTTATCGCCTTTGATTAGGCAAAAAGCAAACGATACCGGGATAATGATTCCAATCACACCGGACACCCGAAGGAAGCCGGAGAAATATTTCAGGATTGAAGGAACGCTCGAACCAATTAATCGCCTGGGCAATTTGATTTTCAATAAAGCGGAGGAAAACAACCCTAATATGCGCCGTCTTGAATCTCAATTTTTAGGCGTTTCGCCAAATGCAAAGGTTATGGACGGCCCGGATGGCGTGGAGGGCGGTGTTTGGATTTTACAAAATAGAAGTTTCAATTATAACAATGATTACCGTGTGGGAGCACGGGCAAGTCGAAAATATTAATACTATGGCATTTTTAGAAATAGAAGATATGGAAACGGTCATTTATGGCTATCAGGTAGAACAAATCGCAGACGGTAACGAAGAAGCAATGCCGGAGGCCATCGATGCCGCCATTGATGAAGTTATGGGATATTTGACACCAAATGACAAAAAAAATTGGCAGGACGGGCGGCCATTGTATGACGTCGATGCTATTTTTTCCGCAACCGCTAAGGCTCGAAATGCCTTGCTATTGCAGATTACAAAAACTATTGCAAAGTTTCATTTTATTAATCTGTGTAATGCCGATATTCTTTATGACCGGGCGCAGAAAAATTATGATAGAGCCGTAGGAAAACTAAAGGATTTGGCAACCGGAAATTTAACTATTAAATCCCTTCCGTTGTTAGACACCACAATAGATAACACCGCAGACGAGCCGCTTCCATATAGAAGCGGTTCACGCACCAAATTTAATCACGAATAATTATGAAAATCATAGATTGGTTTTGGCTTAAGGATAAGCCCGTAGAAACAAAAACCACAAAGCCGGTTTACAGCACAGCACCAAAATCCATTGCAAGAACCCGGAAAGATATTGCAGATTGGAACAAAGGGCTGCAATTGGCTATGTTAGAAGAAAATCCGAAGACCTGGTCTCTGTATAATCTTTTAGATGAAATTATGCAGGATTCCTTGCTTAAATCACAGATTGAAAACAGAAGGAATAAGTCATTGTCTCAAACCTTTTCAATAACGGGAAAGGACGGAAAAGTCAATCAGGAAATAACAGATTTACTTCAAAATCAAATTTTTGTTAATGAGGTAAACACGGAAATTCTAAATACAAAATATCTTAAGCATTCTCTCGGCCAATGGATTTATGACAATGGCCGCCTAAAATTCGACCTTATACCGCGTCAAAACGTTGACCCGATTAATGGCCTTATTTATCTCGATTATGCAGAGGACAAATTCATAAATTATCGGGATGCAAAAGAATATGGCATTTGGGTTCTCGAATTTGGAGATACAAAATTGAGTTCGGATTTTGGTCTGGTCAATACGGTTGTGCCTCACGTGCTATTTAAGAGATTTGCACAGTCTTGTTGGTCGGAACTTTGCGAGATTTACGGCATTCCGCCACGTGTGATGAAAACCAACACACAGGATAAAAGAATGCTTAACAGAGCAGAGGCAATGATGCGAGATATGGGCGCAGCTGCTTATTTCATCATAGACGAGACAGAAAAATTTGAATGGGCGCAGGGCGTGGCCACAAATGGGGATGTTTATAAAAATTTGATACAGCTTTGCAATAACGAAATTTCAATGCCTATTTCCGGCGCAATTATCGGCCAAGATACTGTTAATGGAAACCGCTCCAAAGAGCAGGCTTCTATAAGTATTTTAGATGATTTGGTTCAGGCTGATCTATCATTGATTGAGCAGGAATGGAACAGCAAAGTATTAAAATCTTTACAGCTAATCGGCTTTATTCCGCAGGGCGAATATTATTTTGAATATGACAAAGCCGAAGATTTGGACAAACTTTTCGGCTATACAAAAGAACTTCTGAATGCAGGTAAGGAAGTGGACGAAAAATGGATTACCGATAAATTTGGCGTTCCAATCACAGGCGAAAGACAAAATCAACAAAACGGGCAAAAACTTTCCGCAGATTTTTTTTTCTAAGGGCTGAAAACAAAAAAGCCGGAGTTGCCTATTTTTCAGCCCTGCACGAAAGTTTGACGGAACAATATAAACCGTGCGACTGTGATTACTGTCGCACGCTAAATCTTGCTCATAATCCGGAAGATAACCGTACGGTATTTCAAAAGGTTTTAAAAACCGCTGAAAAGGCGTTTAAAAAACTTTATGAAGTTGGAAGTTATAAACCGGATGATCTGACCAACGTCAAAGAATATAAGCAGCTTATCAATGAGACTGCCAAAGTTTTTAATTTAGGTATTTCGCACGAAGTTCCGGAGGAAATGAAAAGTTATCTCGAAAAGGATGCTTTCATTTTTTCGGGTCTAAAAACACATGCCCAACTTTCAGAGGCCAGAAGCTTCCTGAAAGATGCGGACGGCAATATTCGTCCTTATCATCTTTTTGAACAGGATATTTTAAAACTTAATGAAAAATACAACCTAAATTATCTCGATGCAGAATGGCAATTTGCGCAGTCATCCTCACAAAGTGCGGCCAATTGGTCGGCTCTTAGTGACGATGAAAGATATAATTTACAATATCGAACTGCCGGAGACGAGCGAGTAAGGGCAAGCCACGACGCACTAAATGGCACTACGCTGCCGAAAAAGTCAGCCTTTTGGATTTCATATTATCCGCCTAACGGTTGGCGATGCCGTTGTATTGCTATTTTAGTTTTAGCCTCAAAATATCCCGCAACTGATTTGGATAAAGCTACATCCGCTGCCGAAAAAGCCACAACCCAAATTGGCAAGAACGGTAAAAACAAATTGGAAATGTTTCGCTTTAATCCGGGTATTGAAAAGAGATTATTTCCAAAAGGCAATGCCTATGTGCCTAAGCATTGCGACGGCGCAAAATTGAATCTTTCCGGGCTTATTGGCTTATCAAAATTTGTATTAAATGCAGAAAATGAAAGATGCCAGGCTAAGAAAATAATTGAAGGTTTGGCCGAGAAGAAATGGAATATAAATCAAGTTCTGAAAAGTCCGAGAGAAAACCAATTTAAAACGATATTTACTGATGAATCCGGAGGAACTGTCAAAGAGCATTTACTAATAACGAAAGGTGATGATTATTCTGAACTTTTGAAAGTTGCAAAATCTTTTGCCAAAAGTGGTAAAAATGTAGAATTACTCCCGGAAATCAACTCAAAGGAAAAAACGGCAAGAAAAATTGTTTTCCCAAATCTCCAATCCGAAAAATCAAATCCTGATCTGAGAGTTGGAAACAGCTTTTTTGATTTGAAAAGACCGGCCGCAATAAAAAACATAGTTGGTAATGCAAATAAAGCCGATAAGCAGGGAGCGATTGCAATCATATCCGATAGCAGGCTTGATAAAGTTTTGACGGATGCGATTATGTTGGAAAGGGTGAGAGATATTTTCAAAGGAGATTACAGCTTCAGTAAAGTTTTATTTTATCATAAAAATAAGCTGAGTGTATTTAATCGAACAGGCGATAAATAATTGCTTACTTATCGCCTGAGCTTTGCCCGACCCGCAGGCCTGACATTGCAAATATATAAAAAAATCAAATATGAAAGATTTTTATAAACAAATCCTTAATGATGTGGCTGTCGAACTGACAGACGAATTCGACAGAAACTTTGAAAGAAGGGCATTTTTTGACAAAAAGTGGCGACAAACTAAACTGATAAACCGGAGGGGCAGCATTTTGCAAAGGTCGGGCAGATATCGCCGATCTATTCAGAGCCGGGTTGGAAGCCACACCGTACATTGGGTAAGTTCTGCGCCTTATTCATCGATACAAAACGAAGGCGGCGAAATAATAGTTACCGACAGGATGAAAAAGTATTTCTGGGCAATGTATATCCGTGCCGGCAAAACGGGCATCGAAGCCGAACAATTTAAGGCAATGGCGTTAAAGCCGGTCGGCTCAAAAATTACAATTCCGGAGCGTAGAGTTATCGGAGATCACCCGGAAGTTAAAAGGGCAATTGAAAGGTGCGCCGATGCGACTTTTAAAGAGATAGAAGAATTTTTAAAAAATCAGTTAAAGCAAAGATAATGGAAACAATATTGCTTAATATACAGGCCAAAATTGAGAGTGCCGGGATTAAATACGTTGATGAGGACTGGGGACAATTAAATTTATTTCCGGGTGATACGCCGGTTCAATTTCCTTGCTGCTTATTCGATATCACGGACGGCAATTTTGAAAACATCGGACAGGATAGAAGATTAACTCCTAAGGAGCGCCAAATGGGGCGTTTTTCGGTCGAATTGTGCATCGCTAACACAAAGCTAAGCAATACATCCGGCAGAGCGCCAATTTCGCAAAAATTAGGGGCTTGGAGTATTCATTCAGTTATTAGGAGCGTCCACGATCAATTGCAGGGTTTTTCTCCGGATGAAAACTGCTCGAAGCTTAACCGCAAATCGTACAAAAAAATACGAAGGGATGACGGAATCCAGGAATATAGAATCGTCTATGATTTTGAGGCAAGTAATGTTTAGTCAAATAGTGATGGCAAAGTAACCTTTTCGAGTTCTTCGTCAATTGGTGTATTTAGAATCCTGTAAAGGGTGTCCCGGCTGATACCGAATTTCGGATAAATAAAATCCCGATGAATAACAGTAATCGGGATGTAACGGCAATCGTGGCGATTGAATTCCTCCATCACTAATTTATAGCGATGTAGAAGGTTTCTTTTTCTACCAATACTTTGTGCTGTAACTGCCATATTTACACAAAAATAGAATAAAAAAAAACACCAAGCAAGTGGTGTTCAATAATTTAGTTGTATTTAATAAACCGCCCACGTTTGCAGGCGGTTGTAAAGTTAATTATTTTTCTTTGTCTTCCAAACAAGGCGAAAGAATCTCGCAGAGCTCAGTAATGTAGTAATGACCATCTGCAAACCAATCTTTGCGTACAAAATCATCATTTTCAGTGTTGAGAAGCATTTTTACAGCTTCAAAATTAAATCGTCTTAGCGATTGCGCCAAACCTTCTGGATCTACCATTTTTGTAAGAAAATGCTCCAAGTTTTGTTTTAATACTGCATCCATTACAAACCTAATTTTGAGATTAAACTTAAACGAAGTGCGGAATCCTCAATCTTGGCAACATCTGCCAAAATACCAATCATCCGCTCTTGAGTGAGGCGGTTGTGGTTTCTTTTTTTTGGAGCTGGAAGAACTGGAACAGGTTGCAGAAAATTGTCGCCATTTTCCAAAACATTAATAATAACATCTTCCGCCCAATCTCTGAAAAGTTTTGCTCTTTCAGATTTGATAAAGAAACCGAGTCTAACAATTCCACGTTTTGTCCAAAGTACGGCATTATGTGGGATTTTGGACTTGCCGTTAGTAATACTAACAGCAATTACATAATGTTTACCTTCAATAAATTCGTCTGAGTGTTGAAGTTTGTGTTGCCTGATATTGTAATCAGTAACACCGTAACCATGTGCAACTTCTTTCGAAGTCATTAAAAACTCAAAATCTGAGTTCGGAAGAACATTAACGGAAAGTTCTTCACTTACTTTTAAATTCATTTCTTTAAGCATATCGAAACGTTTTAAAATACGAAACCCCAACTTAGGTGTGCTTAAACAATCGTAGGATTGGATTACCTCGCTTTCGCTTTGGTCACCTTATTGGGGTTTCTATCGTTGAAAATTAATGTAGATTTCTCTACAATTGTTTAAGCACTTCAAAGATATAAAAATTTTTGAAAGTGCAAATATTTTTAAGAAAACGTTTAAATCTCTTTTAAAAGTTGTTTAACCTCTCTTTTAAACACATTTAAAAACTGATTTTCTCTGCATTGTTCTTCGCCCTCTTTGGTAGCTGTGAAGGTGTGCCACACCGTTGCTGGTTCATCCAAAAGAAAACCCTGTTCTGCTGGGTAGTGGATGGGAAAACCTTTTATCTCGTATCCTTTCATTTGAAGGAAAGCGAAGATGTCTGTCTGTGGTATTGTCATTTTTATTTCCATTGCTACGAGGTCTGGTGGTTTTTCGGTGAGGTTAATCATTCCTTATATTTAGCCAGATGAGTGGAACAGAGTAAAAGAAATCGGAAGGACAACCGGAGAGGTCATCTACTTTATAAACCGCTCCGAATTTTGAATGCTCATCATCATATTGGAAAATCTTAACTTCTTTTCCTGGATAAATATGTTTACAGTCTGAAGGGATGCCTATTTGTTGCAACTGCTCGGTAAGACAGTCTATTATAGCTCTTTTACCTATAATGTTATTTTTATTTTTCATTTTCTATTTTTAAGACATTAAAAATTAAAAGGATTTGGACTTTCACCAATATAATCCAATGTGAACATTTTATAATTAAAGTCTGCGTCAGCCGTCAATTTCCAAATTTCAACACTTTTGGGATTTCTAGGCGTAGCTTTATACATAAGATTGGCTGAAAAATTATTAGTTCGTTTTACCTCTTTTAATTTTGTTCTAAATTCATCAATTAAACTTTCAGCGTAGGTTATATTACTATATTCTAGCTCTCTAACCTTTATGCAAACTTGCAGTTCTTGTTGTCCAGTAGCTGCTTTATGTTTTGTTATTTTCCACATTTTATTTCTTCTTTTTTAATTGTTTTCTTCTTTCCTGTTCAAGCATTAGGATTTCCCAGGCTTGTTGGTTGGTGTTTTGCGTTTTGAGAATTTCAAATTTTAAATCGTTGTCGGATAACTTTTGGCTGGTTTTGTCCAGGTCTTCCAGATAACCGTCCATACTTTTCAAAGCCTTGCTAATGCTGAAGGTCTCAGCTCTTTTTTTGATAGGATCAGAAATCCGTTTTTGCAACTCTGTAAACTTGGCGTAAGCTTCGTCGCTCATTGCCGTTTCAACGGATTGTTTTTTGAAACTGTTTTTTTTCTTTTCAATCATCTTTTCACGTTCGGCAGATTTGTGCAAAAAATACTCATCAACCCAGCGCATAACCTCGAAGTTGTCTATCTTGTAAACCTTTCCAAATTCGCCCTTTCTGGCCATTTTGAAGAGGATGATGATGTCATCTACAGTATCGGTTTTAAACCTATCATAAAGATCACCGGCAAGAATCTGGATTTGGAAAACCTCCATCTCCTTGCCTACAATCTTCAGGAAATATTCGATGATGCGGATGATCTGTTTTACAACATCGTTTTTTTTTCCTTCTGTACAGATTAGCGGACTACTCTTGATAACCTCAGGAACCGAAAGTGCATTTTCAATTTTTACGAGCTGCAAATTAATATCACTCTTCTCCGAACATTGCTTCAAGCTCATCATCGTTGTCCGCTGCACTTGTGCTAACGTTGTTGATTTTTGCGAAGTATCTGGCATATTGCTGGGGATTTTCTTTGATCGCGATAATCTGATTAATATACTTATCGGTATTGGATGGCCGGAAGAGCGTAGTAGGGCAAAGGTGCGCGTTCATCACTTCGTTGTTTTTCCATTCCAATGTTTTCACCTGGATGATCTCTTTCAGTTCCTGCACGGTGTAGCCGTCTTTTAGTCGTGCCGCTATGGGCGTGAGGTTGCTTTTGATGGGTTTAAAGCGTTTTCCTGCCAGCTCGTTGAGGTATTGGAGGATTTCGATTTCGGGGGTTGTAATATTTTCATTCATTTTCTTTTAAGCAAATATTTTACAGGTTTAGAATTCTTTATAAAACCTATTTGAAATTTCCTGTTCTATTTTTGTGAGTTCCTCTTCAAATTCTTCGTGAGAAATGCTTTTATAATCAAGCGTGTTAAATATTACCATATCTCCGATGCCAACACAATTATTATCGTTTCTATAAAAGCCAATTCCACGAAATCGGCCATCTTTAAAAATTTCTACTTTGATGTAAGAATGATATTTTATGTGTTTATACTTTTTTCCAATTATTATTTCCATATTCTAATATTTAAAATCCCTCCAGTGTAAAATATAGCCACCATAGTAATAATCAACCATTTCGCTGATAAAGTAATCTCTGAAATCTTCATAGGAATCAAATCCTTCATTGATTGCAATTTGTTCAATATCTTTCCAATACATATATCGGTCATCAACACTAACTTCAAATCTTCCTTGAATGTATGTCATATAGATTCTTTGCTTGTCTTTCAAAGGAATTTTTGGAGCAAACCGAAACATATCTTTTTGTCTTGCATTGATAAAAAAATCAATCATTACTCCCGGTTTCCATCTGTCTTTTTCGTCTTTCCTAATTGTGTGAATTTTGGGTTTAAAACTTTGACTTTTCCACATTGGTGGCAGTAAACTTTCGTCCATTTTTAAAAGGAATTCTGCGGGAGAAAACGGCCTTAAACTCATCCATATTTTATGAATAAAATATGTTGGCCTTCCGTTGATTTTTGTTTTGAATGATAGTATCATTTTTTTGCCGTTTTTGGAACTGTGATAATATTTTCAGACACTTTTGTAATGGGATATTCACTGTATAAACCTGCATATTTTGTTTTTGATTTTTCCAAATAATGAATGCCTATACATCTCTCATTGAAACAGCAATTAACTTTTATATCAGCATCATAAAACCCGTTCAAAACTGTATCGCTGCTTTCCCTTAATGGGATTTCCTTTTTACAATAATTGCAGGTTTCCATTAGTTGTAGCTTTTTTGTTCATTAATGTAGCCTTCAACCATTTTTTGAGTAAAACTCAAATCCTTTTGGGCAATTTTAAATGCGTTGTATAGACTGTCCAACCGGGTAGATGAAATCTGATTAAATCGCTCAACTTTGGCGGCTCTACAGGCGATGCCTTTTACATACTCCATTGATACCGGTTTGTGCATCCTTTTGAAAAGCCCGAAAATTGCGGCAATCAGGCGTTTTCGCTTTTTATCCAATGTTTCGATGCTGTCTTTTTCCAAGACAAAACACATTGCCGTAATCTCGGCAGGTGTCAGTTCCGTGGCGGATGTCGTGCGCCCGCCTGTCCATTCTTTTATGATGTCGGCTCTTTGTTCGAGCAGGCCTTCTTTGGAAAGAAGTATCATCAATTTTTTTAAAGTTGCCATTACTCCAAAAGTTTAGGGTTTGTAAATTCCTCTCCGGCTTCCGTTGCTTTCACTTTGAACTTTGCAGCTTCTAAAACTAATTTTGAGTTACCCAAAATCTGTTTTGAAACGCCTTCAATTGCTTTGCTACGTTTTAATTCTTGCTCTAATTCTTCCGGCGATAAATTTTCATCGGATAATCTTTCCATTTGTGCGAATAAATGATCGTTTAAGTCACTTAGTTTGTTTCTTGCCATTGTTTCTGTTTTTTATTAATTAATCTGTTTAATTTTTTTATACTCCAAAGAGCCTTCCTGTAATCTTCCGGATAACGACTCCAAGAATTTCGGCGGGCATTTTCTGCCCTGGTTAAAAGTTGGAGATTTTCCGGGTTGCAGTTCAATTTATTTCGGTCAATATGATTAACCATCATACCTTTCGGAATTTCGCCTTTATACATTCTGTAATTGAAAACTCGCAAATGGATGTAGCCCTTTTCTGTTTTAATAAATTTGTCTCCTTTCCAAATTACAACTGTCCCGATTTCATTAGTTCCTCTTGTAATCCACATTTTCCGATTACTTTCTTTATAAAGTCCTTTTCTTCGCCAGTCTTCTCGGATTGCTGATAATTCCTCCGGAGTTCGTTTTAGCTTTAAATACCTGCGCTTTTTTTCAATATGTTTTTTTGTCCAACCTTTTTTCTTCAGATATTTTTTATTGAAAATCTCAGCTATCTCTGTGTCTCCGATTTTCTTATAATTTTCTTTGAGAAATTTTACCTGTTCTTCTGTCCAAAACTCTAACTCCAATTTGTAAAGCCCCATTTCATAAAGTTTTGTTCGCATAGAATGCTCGGAAATAGGCTTGTTAAGCAATTGAAAGAGTTCTTTGTTTGTAAGTTTATTCCAATTTTTTTTCAGCAAATTGATTTCGCTTACTGTCCATTCTATTTTATTTGGTGCTGTTCTCATTTTTTCTTTGCTCCCATCGGCGGAATCGAACCGCCGATAAAAACCGTTTGGGATGTTAATCTTCGTCGTCTTGAGACTCTATTTCTTGCTCGGCAATTTCTAAAATTCTTTCTGCCTCTTTTATTATAGCATTACAAGCATCAATAGTATCTTCTGTATCTAACCCATTGCAATAGTCTTCAACAAGACTTGCTGCGTCATATTCATTTCTATTCATTTTATAAAATTTTGATTGTTAATAATTTCTATTTCCAAATTGTCCGTCCGCTACGGCGTAGATAATCACGCCTAAGAAAACTCCTACGATAAAGGAGACCGCAGCAACGCCGCAAACAATTAATGCCATTAGCTGTAAGAAAAGTTTAGATTAATACCTTCCCATTGATTGTTTCGGCCTTTTTTAAAGAATGAAACATAATCCTTGCTATGCTTAAAGCTGTAGGATTCTTTGAGAAGCTTGATGCCTTCCCGCCAATTTTCATCATCAAAACGGTCTTCCATACTGTAAAGCTTCTGAACCATATTAATATCCAAGTCGCCTTTTTTACGCTCCAAAAGCGACATTATTAAATCCTTTGTATCCAGGTCGCCTTGATATTTGGTGTTGAGAAAATCAATGATGTGTTTTTCTGCCTGTTCTGAGCGCTCATCGAAAGTCCCTTTGCCCTGTCTTTTGAATTGGATTTTAAATTCGTCATCCTCAATTGTGAAATTTCCTTTTCCATCCTGATGGCGTTTGCTGTAATCCTGCAATAACTCGTAGAGCGTACCAAGCTGAGAGAATGCCTTATCCCGGAATCGCATTAGCTGTAGAGACAAATCATTTGCAACTGGAGCGAGGTCGGCGATTGTATCTTTTTTTAGTGCTTCGTAGGCTTCCCGCTTTTGCTCCCGCCCGATTCGTTCGGCTTCTTTTTTCTGAGCCAAAGCCGCTTCCAATTCTTCGGCCGTAAACTCCTGTAATGTTTCTGTTTTCATAATTAATGCACTTTGAAAGAATGATAAAATCCGTTTGTAATTCCCTCAACCAATCCCGGCCAGTCTCCGTTAAATTCTTCTGCCGGTCTTACTACCTGGAAGGCTGTTTTTTCTTTGTTTAAATAGATTGTTACTGATTTCATTTTAATTGTTTTCTAAGTTTTGGTAAATACTATTGATACTTACTTTTGAAGGAATGAATGTTAGGGATAATCCCTCACCCGATTTTTTGATTTTTGTTAATCCTAAGGAAAAGCAGTGTCCAAGTTCAAGGCGAGATAGTTCTCTTTTGACATTAATTAATGTTTCCGATGGAATACCTTTTGAGTAACTGAAATTCAGCTTTTCTCCCTTAAAAAGTTCTTGTAATTCTTTGTTGTGTGTTTCTCGGTTCATAATGCGTTGTTTTTAATAGTTAATTCGTGTAATTGTATTTCTCGGCGGGTGAGTTCCTTATTTATCTCAGGCCATTCGTCCTGATAACTGTCGTCTTCTAATCTTGCTCTCAGACCCTCGATAATTTCTTCGAGTTCCTGTTCTGTCGGTGGGAAAAATTCGTTACTCATTGTATTGTTTAAAAAAATATGCTTTGCGTTTTGTGTCAAAAACATAGCTGCCTTTTTTAGCGGCTTGCTGCGTTTTAGCGATTTCTAATGCCTCGAGAGCATTTCTGCGGTTTCTGTCTTTTTCGTCGCCTTTTGCGATTTCGTGACCGGCCGTGTCTCCTGATGTTTTCATATTTCTTTTTCGATTTTTTCAAATTCTTCAAATTTTCTCCTAATATCAATATCGTGTGCTACTATTATTTGGACTTCTTTTTTATCAAGCCCATCAAGTTTTTTTAATATTGTTTCAGTAGCTTTTTTGTAGTTTTCAGATGCTTCAATAGCCGCATCTAAAATTTCTATTAATTGTTCTTTCATATCTATTTTAATTTTAAAATTCTCCCCAAAATTCTTTTGCGCCCTGTTCCCAAATGGTTATCGGTTCGCCTCCGCCGTAACGGCTTGTAGGAAATGCCCGGAAACCTTTAACAGGAATTGTAATATCTACATCATACTGTATGTTTTCTCCGAGTCCGATGGGATTCTTACCTTTGGAATGACTAATGAAAATGATTGTCTTATTTGCTAATTCCTGTGTGAACTCAATATATTTTCCGTAATTCATTCCTTTTCCTTCGCTATCTCTGAAATATTGAATTGAATCAATAATCAAAATGTCGGGACTCTTATGTTTTCCCATACGAAATAAGATTTGCTCTATTGTTTCCCTGTTGTAAATGATTATTTCGTTTTTGATTCCCGCTTCATTCATTATATTTTCAAGTGCAAGCGAATCTCCCAGTTCTAAAGAATTATAACCAATCCTTCCAAACTTCCGAAGGTATCTTGCAAGTTGAAAAGTGAAAGTCGATTTACCATTCTTTGGCGCACCATAAATCATAATCCTGCTACCTCTTTCAAGTTTTCCGAAGGCTTTCAGCCAATCTCCATCAAGTTCATAAATCTTCCGTTTTTTGTTTCTTACGTTACTCGGCGTAAGCGCTCGTTTTAACTTCATTTTTCACTTCTTTATTTATCAGTTTCAGGAATGTTTTTGCCCTTCTCAATGCGCCGAAAACTTCGATTTCCTCCCTGTCCTTATTCTTTTCGTTGACTCCTTTAATACTGATTTCCTTTTCGAGACCGATGCACTTTACAATTAATTCGTTAATCCTGTAATGTTCATTTGCCGGCAAATTGGCGTGGAAAAAATCAGAAATCAAAAGGCTGTAGAACTCGTATTTTTTCTCTCTTTTTGTTGGAATGATGCTGAGAAACGAATTATTAAACCGGCTAAGAAATGCCCGGAAGCCGACAACCTGGTTTTTTATGGCTCTTTTGATTTTCTCTTTTAATGTATCATCACCGATCATATAGAATCCGCAGGTATCTTCCCAATAATTCCACAATTCAATAATTTCTATAAAAGCCGGGAGTTCCATATAACCCGCATCGTCCAAAACAAAAACAGGTCTGTCAATAGCACTGATTGCATATTTCAGGAGTTCTTTTACTTCGCTGTATTTTCCAGTGCTGTCGATGCCTACCGTTTTTGCCATTTTGCGAATAAGCATTTGCTTTGTTTTGGATTGTGAACAGTCGATATAGAAGGTATTCGCCAATTTTTTGGAAACGTTCTTTGCACAGAATGATTTACCGATTTCCGGCTCGTCACAAAAAATTAATGCGATTGACGAGGCTTTGCAGCTTTGTATATCTTTTTCAATCTTTTTGTAAACATCAGTCTTAGCAACTTTAATCTCCGTATCGTGGTCGGAAACGTCCAAAATTTTACCGATTTGCAAAAGTTTGGCGTCTGATACCAAGCGGTCAGATTCTCCCTTTTTTATGCGGTTATAAACAGAATTATCAATTCCCAGTTTTTTGGAGTAGGCAACATCAGTTCCGTCAAATAATTTTCTGCTTTCAGTAATGGCCGTAAAAACCCTGTTTTTAAATTGCTGAGTTAGTTCCATATCAATAATTTTATAATTCGTTAAATAGGCTGTTTTCGTTATTTTCTCGCTTAATGGTTGTGTAATCAAATACCGGTTCTGTATTTTCAAAAAATTCTACATCCCGGCTTTGTTGAACTGCATTTTCAACAACCGCAGTTTTTATAAAAGAGACTTTTTCTAAACCTTTGATTATTTCCTTCGCTCTGTCATCGATTTTGCGTGTAAAGCTTTGCATCTTGCCCATCGCTTTGAAATCTTCCGTTGTCTGTTCGATTCTTGCTTTGTGGAATTGAGGTTTATTGGAAAGTTCACAAACGAACTCGTCATTTTTGTATAGATAAATTGTGTTTTTCGCACCTGATTCGTGTTTGAAGAAATATGCCATACACTCGCTTCCGATTCCTGTTTTATCCATTAGTTCAGGCGTCGGCAACAAAAATTTTTGATTGTTGGCGATAACTTCTCCACGATTAACAGAAGTCTTTACAGGATGGCCAACCCAACGGGATACATCACGCCAATTAATTGGAAGCAATGCAGGGTGTTGATTATCCAAAAACACTTCGATTCGAGTTTTTCCCGGAAACTTCTTTTGATTCGGATGCAGATCATTATTGTACTCTAAAATGTTATCAATAACAATCTCACAGATTTGCTCAAATGAGTATTCGGTATTTTCTTCTCCGGGACGTGCCTGGTTGGCCTCGCTACGTGCGTGCGGTCTCGCTCTGAAACCTTTTATTTTTCTATCGTATTTGTAGCGAAGGACTCTGAAAAATCCTTCGATTGATTTTTCCTGCGGGTTCTCGGCTTCCGCAAAACGAACGAATTGGAAAAGGTTTCCTTGCTTTAAAGTTGTTTCTTTCAAAGTTGACATCAAGTGATTTTCAACTTCAACCTCCGCAGGCATCTTTACGCCGTAATAGTCCAACTGCTCGAAAGTATTGCGGAAGCAATCAAAGATTAGATTGATACCTTTTCCGTGTGGGTCATCCTCTCTCATTTTCGGCCTTGCAAAAGCCCAACCTATAATTGCGCCCGAACAGGCATCTGATGAAAAATAACCAACCACACGCTTTTTAGTTCCTTTTAATGTGAAAGGCATATCACGGTCATCCATTGAGATTATTGCTCCGGAATGGTCAACAACTAAATCAGCGTAGGAACGATGTTTTGCATTATATCCTATTCGGCTATTACTTCTCTTTTTCTCAGTACCAACCGCATTGCTCCATTTTCTCATATAATTACGAACCGTGCTAACTGAAATAGGCTCGTAATCGGCCGGGTTGTAAATGTCACCCCATTTTTCGTTAACTAAAATTTTTGTCCCGTTGATGAATTTTGTATAGTCTAACCAAACATCCTCACAGTTCGGTTTCCAGGACATCGTAAAAATGAATCTAAGAAGGCTTTCGAGGTTCTCGTTTACCTTTCGTGTGTTTTGGTTTCCATAATTACCATTAATGAGTGAGCGGTAACCTCCGTTTTCGTCTGTGTAAGCAAAAAACTTCTTTTTTAAGAATTTTTCAGAAATCGGAAGTTTGTGCGGCCACTCGGTTTTGATTCCCGGCAGAACTTTTGCGGCATTTCTCCAAAACTCAGATTGGCTTGAACCCGAACCCTGTCTTTTTAAATGCGCTTTCAATTTCATTGCAATGGCATTTAAAATACTTGCTTCATTTGCCAACTGTCGTTGTCTGTCTTTTTTGATTGGAGAGCCGTTTGCCTTAAAGTTTTGATAAAAACTAACTGCATCCATATCCAATTGGATTTCATCAACAAATTGTTGATGTTTAACGGTCTTCTCCGGGCTGCCGCCGTTCAGCTTTATTAATTCCTCTCTGTATTGCAATGGCAGACTACCAAACTCAATTAGTGCCGGAGTACCTTTGCAGGCTCTGCGGATACGGTTAATTTTTCCACGCTTAACCATATTTTCATAAGTTGAGTTAGTCGAAATCCTAATTATCTCGTCAGCCGTGCAGCATAATATGTCGTTATAGTAAGTCATTGCTTATTACTTATTGAAATCAGTTCTATAATGAAAATTCAAATGTTTATTGAAAAGAATAATGTGGTAGTAGTATCTAACCACACAGGAGAAATGCTCCTTGTACCGGATTACAAAAAATGGTTTTTTCATAATGGCTGATTTTTAAAATTTTCAATAGCTTTTTGAGAAGGGTTCGCCAACTCGTTGTATTTCTTTTTTATAGTCTCCGCAGTGAGGCTTTGCTTATCACCGCTTACACACATTCTCACAAATCTTTCAGTGACTACAAATTCCTCTGACAACACTTTAATGATTTCCGTATTGTAGCTGTTTCTTTTTTTTGTAGGTTTGTCCATTGCTTTGTTAGTTCCGTTAATGGAACAAATATAGAAGATAATTTTCAACACTACCAAATATTTTGGTGATAATTTTCAACTTTATGAACAATATTTTAAAAGCTATGGAGAAAATAGCTGAAAATGAAGGGATTACAATTACAAAACTTGAGCAGAATATTGGTGCAAGTAAGGGTGTTTTATCCCGTGCCATATCAAATAACAGCGATATTCAGTCTAAATGGTTGCTAAATTTAGTTGAAAATTATCCCCGATATCGAACTGATTGGATTATTACCGGTGCTGAACCTATGCTTAAAAAAAGTAATGTTTCAGATGCCGACATTGTACCGGTTAAAGTAAATAGAAAGACAAAGGACAAAATTTATGAGGAACAGGAAGTTCCCTTGTATGATATAGAAGTGGCCGCAGGCTTAAAAGATATTCTCGACAATACTAAGTCTCAAAGAATTTTAGATATGATCAGGATTCCCGGCCTGCCAAAGTGTGACGGCGCACTCCCGGCAACCGGAGATAGTATGTACCCACTTTTAAAAGCCGGTGATCTGGTTTGCTTCCGGCGGGCTTCTTTTGATAGCATATTTTGGGGAGAAATGTATATCCTTGACTTACAAATTGATGATTGGGACACCATTCTAACAGTAAAATTTATTCAAAAATCCGATATCGGCGAGGACTATGTAAAATTAGTCTCTCAAAATCAACATCACCAACCAAAGGATGTTAGAAAAGACCAAATCAGGGCAATAGCAATGGTAAAAGCAACAATCAGGATTAATTCTATGATATAAAAATACTTATTAATCGAAACATCAAATTTTTTACACATAAAAAAGGCCTGTTTTTCGCTCTAAGGTGTTGATTGTATGATGTTTATATAGATTTAATAATAATTGATATATGGATTAAAGGTCTGTTATTATTAAAATTTCAATGGTGAATAAGTAAAAATAATTGTTTAATAGTATTACAAACTATGCAGGATTGACCGCCCAATTGACCGCCCAATTGACCGTGCAATTAAGATATTTTAAAATATTTCGTTTTGAACGGTGGCTTAGAAGTCTCTTTTTTAATAATAGTTTTTAGGTAAAGGATTAAAATTGTAAAACTCCTTTATTATGGCTGTTTTAGACGATTATAGACATAAAAAAAGCCTTACTGGTAGATAAGGCTTATTAAATGGTAATTAAGATTTTTTAAATAGTAGTTAAATGGTAGTAAAACGTAATTTCAAGACACTTCGTTTTGATAAAGACAATTTTCCTTTTTTGCAAAAATCCTTTTGTTTTAGGGCGTTTTCAGCCTTTTTTATTTTACCGTGTTTAGATATATTGTTTTAATACCCCCACATGTTATTCATAAGCCCAAAAAAATTCTAAAATTTCATAAGAATCAGATCAATCAGTCTACTATAGCCGAAAGACGATTTTCACAACCTATGGCAGATATTATTACCGTAACGGCATATGCGGGGATAGGTGCTGGAATTTGGGCGATTATCAAAAAATAAAAATTGAATACTATTGATAGATCCAACAAAATCAATCATTTGTTTAATTTTAAATAATTATCATAAATAATATCAGTTAAAAATTATTTTTAGTTATTCCAAATAACCTCATATTTGTACCGAAAAACTATAACCGCCTATCAAAAAAAATAAAAGTTTGAATAAATCTACCACAATGAAGGTTGAGCAAATATATACTGGCTGTCTTGCGCAAGGTGCGTACTACATTGTTTCCGAAAACGAAGCGGCAATTATTGATCCGCTAAGAGAAGTGAAACCTTATTTGGAGCGTTTGGAGAAAGACAACGTGAAACTCAAATATATTTTTGAAACGCATTTTCACGCCGATTTTGTTTCCGGACATCTGGATCTGTCTAACAAAACAGGAGCACCAATTGTTTACGGGCCAAGTGCCCAGCCGGAATTTGATGCAATTATTGCAAAAGACGAACAGATTTTTGAAATCGGAAATATCAAAATAAAAGTACTCCATACACCCGGACATACGCTGGAAAGTTCCACTTTTCTTCTGATAGATGAAGATGGAAAAGAGACCGCTATTTTTTCTGGGGATACTTTATTCCTCGGCGATGTGGGCAGGCCAGATCTTGCACAAAAGGCAGGTCAAATCACAGAAAAAGATCTTGCCGGAATGCTTTACGAAAGTCTTCAAAACAAGATTTTACCTTTGGATGATTCGATCACGGTTTATCCGGCTCACGGTGCTGGTTCCGCTTGCGGAAAAAATATGCAGAAAGAAACAGTAGATACTTTGGGAAATCAGAAAAGAACCAATTATGCACTTAATCAACCTAACAAAGAATCTTTTATTAATGAAGTTCTTGACGGATTAACTGCTCCGCCAAAATATTTCGGGATGAATGTCGCAATGAACAAAGGCGGTTACGCAAGTTTTGACCAAGTTCTGAAAAAAGGAAAAAATCCGTTGTCTGTGGAAGAATTTGAAATTGCGGCTGAAGAAACCGGAGCTTTGATTTTGGATACAAGAAGTGCGGCGGTTTTTCATAAAGGTTTTGTTCCAAACTCAATCAATATCGGAATCAAAGGTGATTTTGCACCTTGGGTCGGCGCAATGATTGTGGATGTTCAACAGCCGATTCTTTTGGTTTCTGACGAAGGAACTGAGGAAGAAGTCATTACAAGACTAAGCAGAGTTGGATTTGATAATGTTTTAGGCTTTTTGGACGGAAGTTTTGAAGCTTGGAAAAATTCAGGAAAAGAAACCGACGAAATTAGAAGAATCTCTGCAGAAGAATTTGCTGGTGAATTTTCTGAAAATATGAAAGTTGTTGATGTGAGAAAAGAGTCAGAATACGAAGCAGAACATATCAATGACGCTTACAGTAAACCTTTGGCTTACATCAATGATTGGGTTAATTCTTTAGATAATTCTGAACATTTTTATATTCATTGTGCTGGAGGTTACAGGAGTATGATTGCGGCAAGTATTTTGCAGGCAAGAGGTTATAGAAATTTCACTGAGGTTGACGGTGGCTTCAATGCGATTAAGAAAACAGAGAAATTTCCATTGAGTAATTTTGTATGTCAAAGTAAAACTTTGTAG